ATCCCCATCGTTAATATCGTAATGAATAACCGCACCTAATGACTTTAGCCATCTAATGGTGCGGTGATTTTCTTTGTGTATGTAATTAAAAAGTATTTCCCTAGTTTCTAACCATTCACGAATGATATTCCTACTAACTTTTATAAATTGTTTTTGTAGTGTCAAACTACGTTCAAAATCTTTACTCCCCAAAAAGTAAATGCAATACATTCCATTTATTGATGTGTTTGATACCCCATATACACATAATGGCTTGTCATTATCAATTACAATGCGACTTTGATAATCTTCCCCAAGAATATCGTTTACAAAGTCATTTTCTCTGTAATTTGAATTTTTTCGATTGATATATTTAACCTCTAAGGCATCTATCGAACGTAAGTTGATATATAACTCACGAATTAACGAAACGTGCTTAGATGGGCAAATATTACATTCCATGAACATTTGGGAAACCACCACCAATTTCTACCTCTCTTGTAACCGCTAACAGGTTAAATGGGAAAGGTTTTGAGTGTTTTATACAGATTTCTGTATTAGTATTAACACTAGTTGCTATCTTAGGTAGTACTATTACAGTATCGCCAGTAAATAGTGATTTAGGTTTTAAAATTAAATCGTCTACATCATCAAATGTTTTACCAACACTACCACCATACGAACGATATAAACGCAACGCAACTCGTGTTATAGTTACCAATCTACATTGCAATGTGCCATCGTTTATTTGTTGCTCTACGCTAGGTATTTTAATTTTAGTAGTGTATGGCAAACCAACAGTAATTACATTTGCTTTGCCGTCTAATTTAATAACCCCAGTTGGTGGTACTACCCTAGATGGCATCTGTTGTCCATCAACCACTATGTCTACCATTTGCCCTACTAGATGAGGTGCGTTGATGTAATCAGTCTTAATTGAATTAGCGACTTTAACATAGCAATCTAGGAACACATCGGAGTTATCCTCTGTGTACAACGGAATACTACGTTCAATACATTTCACATTCTTATTATTAATCACACGATCTACTACAAAATAGATTGTGTCTTGTTCACCCTCTGCTACACTCTCTACATATCGGTATTTACCATTTGTAACAAAGTGCGACCAACCATACACCTTTTGTTCAGGTATATAGGTTAAGCAATTCAACTGTCCATCATCTCGAACGTAGTAAATAATACTGTCAGGGTCTTGTGCATATGCACTCGTTACTGCCACATGACCTTTAACCAATGTTTTAACAAATAGCGTTAAGTCTTGCCCTGTGTAGTTATCACTCTCATATGAATAACCCATATCACGAACAGTACCGCCACGCTCTTGAACGAATACGCATCGGTTACCGATAAACTGTGGTTCACACTTTAACGCACCACGTTGTGTTTGTGTTTTAAGGTAACAGTTAGTAGGTGTAATAGTCTTGCTACCATCTACTATCCATTCATTACCACTCGTTAGAACGATTAAGTCATTAGCTGGTACAAGGTGTCTAATCTCATACATCTTGCGGTTGATTACTGGTAGTGTAATTGCGCTATCATCTGTGATTGTACCGCCTACTTTTTCAACCCCAAAGTTAGGATAATCACCAGTTCTACTAAACCAAATGAAATTAGGCTTGCTATCAGTAGCAGCGACCACAAATCGGTCTTGATAGAATGTGCATAACTTTGGATAACCTCTACCCATATTCCAACTGCCTAACTTCCATTGATGGCTTGGCTCACCCTCTTTAATACCATTCAGAACATTAACCTTTGCGTTCTTAGCATCGGTTACGCTATTAATCTCAACGATACCATATTGAGTAAACGGCAAGATAGATAAGTCGCAATTAACAGAACCACCTTTAATATCGGAGATATATTTAAGCCTTGCTCCAGCCTCTATCTTACCTGTGTCGGTTACATTGTAATCGTTCTTAGAGGTGTACGTTCTGTAGTCTTTCCAAGTCTGTCCATCATTGTTAGAAATCTGTAACTTTACTGTACCTTCCCATGTACCATGTGTTGTGAATTTCCATGATAACTCTGTGTCAGTACTAAACGTGCCAACATTGTAATTGATGTTATTATAGGTTTTTTCGGTATACGATGGTGTGTAATAATTTTTTCTAACCTTTTTCTCTACCACTTCGCCAGCGGACTTAGTATGCACCGCCTCTACATAGTAGGCAATTTGAATTACACTACCTACCATGTCTTGTGTGAAAAGGTCTTTGGTGGATGTGATCGTATCACCATTAACAGTTAATGTGTGTCCATTATCCGTGTTGATTTCATCGTAAGGTTGTTCAGTCAGTTTGTAAGCACTCAACCGCCAGTCAGTATCACTATATCGTGATAGCGTTTGAATAGGGTACTTACCACTACAAATGAACATTACATCGCCGCTTTGGATGCAGTTTAATTCTCCTACAACGTCCGCCTCAAATGGTGTCGCTACTTCAACACTTGTATATACACCATTGCGCCATACTCTAACATACCTATCACCAAATTCAAGCATGAATGATTGGTTCTTATTGGTTGTAAACTCAAACAGTCTAACAGGTTTATCATTGTACTTAGCGTAACCGATAAACTGTGAACCTTGCCGTCTAGCTACCGCACCATAAGGTCGAATAACTGCGTTTTCAGCAAGCAGTAATGCACTTTTATATTGTTCTAAGTCAAATCTACTGGATACATCTGGCGATACTTCGCCTGTAGTAAATGCGACTTGTCCGATATACATAGGTTGCATATCACCAACTCCTTGCTTTCAAATAGCTAGATACATAAGGCATATCTAGTCTACGCTCTTTTGCGCTCATAGATTTTGCCTCTTGTAATGCTGCTTGATATAACTTGTACGATTGGTCGAATAAACCGCTATTGCCTGTTAGTGGCATCGCTAAATCAGATGCCATCTTACACACCAATGCTTTAACGAATATAGGGTTCATTACATCAGCATCGGTTATATCGTACACATAATCAATGTGCATCAATGGTACATCAGATACGATGTACTTTGTATTGTTATCAGTTAGGTAAACATCATATTCACGTTGCTTTTCCGCTCGGTATCGTTCACCCTGTGGAATGACCGCAAGGATGCGAACACACTTTTCAGGGTATGCATATACATAACCCCAACCATCTATCTTATGTTCAGATAGTACCGCACGTTCACGCTTACGTGCAAAGTTCCATTCAAACTGCTCTAACAATACTCTACGTGTTAGATCATAATGCAATCTACATTGTCTAGCAGGTTCGGTTTCTTCAGTCATAGAACGGATGCGACCTGCATTGATAAGCGATAATGCTTGATTACAAATATCAGTAGGTGTCATATTTCCACCTTTCTATAAAAAAAGAGGGATGCATAAGCACCCCTCGTTCAATTATTCAGCAGTTTCTTCCGCTTTTTTACCACGTTTCTTTGGTGTAGGTTCTGCCTCTTCGACTTCCTCTACTTCTGCGACTTCTTCTGCACCAACAGTTTCAAACAAATCTTTGAAGTAGTCTTTATCGTATTCAGCCACTTCTTCTTTTGTAAATTCAACTGTTGTTCCCTCTTCAATTAAACCCTTTGTATTGTGATAAAGGGTTACTTTTGCAACGTATTCCATATTAACCACCTTATTTAATATTAATGCCACTTGTTAAGAATGCGGAGATTTGACCGCCAGTCATATTATTGGCATTTACTTTGATATATTTCTTAGCACCATTAGCCAAACGTACTTTGTATTCTGTACCAGCTGGAGCATTAGCAGCCATAGTAATGCCATGTAATAATACCGCATTAGCCATGTTTTCAGTATCAGATGTGTACACGTTAAACAATGGTGTGCCTGTTACTGTTTTGTCGATACGAATTACAAGGAATAAGTTAGGGTCAGCATCGCCACCATTACCATTCATCACTACATCGGAGTTAGTGTTTGTTGTAATGTCTTTTTTGAAAAAGAATGTATTTTGAGTATCAATAATCATATATATTTATCCCCCTATTAATTAAGCAGTAACTCGTGCTTCTGTGGAAAGCAATGCATCGATTTTACGTACTGGAATACCATTAGCACGTGTAACCATTTTGCCCATTTCCATATCTTCTGTAATTGTAGAACCATGCACTTTGTTCTTTTGCAAACGTAAGAATGTACGCAATTCTTGGTTCATGTACCATACAGGACGGCAGCCAGTAAGAGATTGCATTTTTTCTTCTGCACGGATCATCAAGTTAATTAAGTTAGGACCTGCGGAAATATCTTCTTTAATAGATTTCATATCAATATTAGCGATACGTACTACATAGCGCCAATCACGCACACACAAGCCAATGTTTTGTTCAAAGTGAGTACGATATGCCTCAAACAAAGAACCATCAGGTTTAGTGATTGTAGTTTTACCTTTATCTTCTTGTTGCAAGCCAGCCTCTGTACCACGTGGATAAATACCATGTACAGTAAGCGGACCCCAACCTACAAGCCACATGGATGCAAGGTTTGCAGTACCGCCAGCATCGATAATGTTTTTAGCACTATCAGCTTTCTTAGGGTCTAATGTATTAAAACGTGCGGATAAGCCAACAAACTTTTCAGGAGTGCTTTCATCACCATAGAAAAGTGTACGTGCGATTTCTTGACCCATAGCCTCAACGAATGCAGCATCTTCTGTAGCACGGAACGCTACAGGGTCATTAGACAACTTAACCAACTTAGCATCTACTTCGGAGTAAGCCTCTAGCATACCGCAAGTATCGGTAATTTGTTTTGTAGTAGATTTGCTAGGTTGTACACCGCCATAAAGCATGCGCCATGTAGCATCAGGCAAGCCAGTACGTACTGTTGTTTTGTTAGATGTACCATCATTACATTCAATCATTGTCATATCTTGAATGATTTCGTTAGATTGGTTTAATTGTTCAATGATTTGTGCGATTTTTCCGTTAGGATCCATACGCTTTTGCAAATCAATTAAAGTAGGGTTTTGTGTTCCGATTGTAGCCATAAATTATTTTCTCCTTTTATTTGAACATACTCGGATATAAGTTTCTTCTGATTGCATCTTCTGACTGTGTACCACCAGTTGGTTGACCGCCACCAGCGTTATTATCTTCACCAGCCATACCAGCAATCTGTGCGAATAGTTGGATAATTTCTACACGATTACCTAAGCCATTTTCTGCTAGTAACTCACGAATATTAGGAATTGCCTTTTCCACAACTTCAACACCAGTTGCAGCTTTACCAACTGTTTCATCATATTTATTGCCTAATACCTCTTTGGTGTGTTCTGCGTAACCTTTATACTGTTCAATCAAAGCATCTTGTCTTTTCTCTTCATAAGCAGTTACAAGGTCAGTAGCATACTTATTACCAAACTTAGCCATCTCGACTGCTTGGTCTTGTGTAGCACCTACGCTATTAAGCAACTTAGAAAAGTCAGCTGCGATTGTTTGGTCTACTTCGCCACTATCAAATGCTTTCGTAAAGTCATATACAGTAGGTTCTGCAGGTGGTTCTTGGTTGCTGCTTGTGTCAGCACTACCACCGCCTAATATTGTGTCTTGGGTATTCGTGTTAGCATCCGTAGTAGGTGTACTACTATCTGCACTCGTTGTGTTATCATTCGTGCCTTGCGTTAAATCTTCTGCCATAGTCATTCACCTTTTTCCTCTAAATTTTTAAATAGTTTTTGTTGATTGATATATTCCAGTTGTGCTTGGTGGTATTTGAGTACACCCTCAACACCATCACCGATAGCACCAAGCATTTGCATATACTTTAGACCTACACTTCTTTTCCCCTCGTTGAAAAAGGTTTCTGAATTGCCAGTAAACGAACGCTTTAGAATGTCCGTATTGTCTAAAAGCCTACAAAAAAACCACCTACCAAGTTCAGTACTTAGTACGTGGTTAAGTGCATCAATATCACGATCACGAATATAATCTTGTTTAGTTTTCATCTACACCCCCATACCCATTAACTGTTGCATTACTGGGTTTCCGTCATTGGCTGCATCTGTTGCTTGTTTAGCTGCTCCAGCCATTTGAGGTGCTAGTTGTGCCATTTGTAACGCTTGTGCTTGTTCTTCTTGCTCTTGTTGTTCTTGTTGTTGTTGCGCCATGATTTGTTGGTACTCATCATTAGAACGAATAACCCTAGCTGGTACACCAAGGTTTACACCATAAATGTCCGCTGCCTCTTCAAAGTTAAACTTCTGAACGATGTTTGCATTACCCTGTGCTAATGACATAATGAATGCATAGTACTGTTCAATATTCACCAAGGATGACATTTTCTGTGCTTGTGCTAGTGGTGAAATGTATTCAATCTTAACATCCATACCATTTAGCATTTCAGCAGTCTGTTCATCAATAGGTGGAAATATTCCAGCCCTATCTAAGATGCCATAAGTACGTTCAATGATTGGGTTTAAAAACTCACTTTGTAAACGTTCAACTACAGGACCTAACTGTTGCATCTTTTCTTGTGTACGTTCCATAACCTCACGTGCGGTCATTTGTCCGCTATCGATGTTATCAAGCATTAAGAATAGGTCAGCACTATAGGCACGTTTTATGCTTTCAGATACGAATTGTATCTTCGCTTGTACATTTGCAACATCAATTCCTACATTGAATATCGGTTCAACCTTACCGCCTGTATCTACTTCCGTTACACCGCCCGGAAATAGATTTACACTACCAATCACATCTGATGTAGCACTCATAGGTGGTTTAATACCTAATTCAATAGCCGTTACTAAGTCTTTTTCAAGCAGTTGTAACATCTGTGCATCTGATTGTGCGAACCATGCACACCCTTTACCATAGCCACTTAGATCATGTGTGGTGTGTCTTGCAATAGGAATAGACCATTCCTCAAATCCACTATGTCTTAGTACCTCATCGGAGTTACTACCCTCTATCCAATAAATGGATGAGTAAGGCATATTCTTATTACCTAATTTTCCATTGCGGTCTTTATTAGGTGTAACCAACCAACACACAACATGAGTTGTTGCATTACCTTTGCCATCGTCATATTCACGTTTGACTTGTTCAGTACAAGCATCATAACCAAACTCTTCAACAAGCTGGTCTGCAGTCATTCGGTATTTTCTACCAAAAGTGTTTACCTCACCATTACTGCCACACTCTAATGCATATGTACCGATTGGATAAGATGTGAACCTTACACCAAACTTAGGGTCAGGCATGATAGACATAGGTGCTTGTCCAAATGGCAACTCCATATAGGCTTGATGTACTACGTTATAGAAATTAGACTTAGCAAATACTGCATAGAGTATCTCTTCACGTTCATCAAGTACCTTACTAACATCGCTATTAGCTGCTAGGTCAGTATTCTCTAATGTCAGTTTGAACCACTTTCGACTAGGTGGTGTCATGCCACTCATTACACCACTAGCGAATATTTGGCAACTTTCCCAAGCCACACCATTATTAATCTTATCGGTGTAGACTTTCGATTGGTCTTGTTCATCATCAAATAGTCCAAGGAAAGGTAGTTGATAATCTCGAATATCTTTCCACTTAGCAACATACTTTTGACGATTATTGAACATAGCATTAAACTTTGCCTTAATTTTCGTGTAATCACGTTTCTTAGGCATCGCATTTGTCGGTTGTCTAGCAAGCGTCGATAGGATAGTTCCTTGCATTATTAACCCCCTAATGTGTTCTTAGTGCCAGTTGTTGCCGTGGAAAGAATTGTACTTTCATAACCACGTTTGCCCTTACGCTTTTTAGCGTACCAATCCTCACCAGTCATTGTAGTTGCATCATCTGTTTGTACAGTTGGTGCTGGTGCTGGCATTGGTGTGTCAGGCATTTTATTCTTCATGCACATTAAATCACCCCTTATCTTTTAAATGGATCATACTCTGTATTAGCATGAACCCTACTCCCTACATTCACTTTTTTATTGACCCTGAATGCAAAGGTCAAGGCTAATGCATCGCCTTTATTTGGAGATGGTAAGCCACGTTCTTTCATATCCTTTTTGCTTTCAAGTTGTATTCTGCCGTTCTTATCGATGATAGCCTCAGGACTTGTTATATCGTCATATAACCCTTGGTCATTTGGTGGAATAGAACCGCCCTCTTTTAACCACTCTTTAAGTTCTCCCCACATATACGCACGCATGTTGAGATACATATCATTAGGTGCTTTACCACCAAAGGCAACTAACCGCCATTTTCTACCCATTGACTTACCGATACTGTATATACCAGTTCCGTACCCTTGGTCGATGAATACTGCATCTGCTTTATATTCATCCTCAAGTTGCGCAATGAGTTGTGCCATTCGCATATCATCGTCATTCTTTTCAATCGTTGCCAAGCACTTCATAGAGTAGCCATTACGCATTACGATTTCTAATGTATCACCGCCAGTCCACGCAGGGTCAACACCAATAATCGTTGGTAGGTTATTGAATTGTCCTACCTTATACATTCTCTTCTGTGCTTCATCTGCTATTGATGCGGATATAAATTGCGTATCGGATGCACTAGGGAATAAACCTCTAACACGCACCTTTACAAAGTCGCTATCCTCACCATGAATATCTACCCATTCTTGCAGCTTGGCTTTGTTTGAGATTTTAACAGTACGGCTATCTATTTGGTATGTAGTCCAGTAGTTACGATGCTTTCTAAAACATTCTCTAAACCTACCACTATTACGTGTAGGGTTACCAAACACACACCATATAATTTCCGTTTCTTTATCGGTTAATGCACCCTCTGTTACTTCCCATATCTTGTCAGATATTGCAGATGCCTCATCAAAAATGATTAGTATTCTATTACCTTGATTGTGCAAGCCAGCGAATGCTTCAGGGTTACTTTCGCTCCATGGAATAGCATCTATCCGCCATGTCTTTTCATACTGTTTATCAGCACTAAACAATGCGGTAGCAGTATAGGTGAATAACTCTTTACCTATAAATAAGTTGTACCATTTGTTAAGTTCCGCCCAAGTCTTAGACTTTAACTGTGTATCAGTATTAGCGGTTACAACTCCACGTGTGTTTTCATGTGTAGCAATAGCAAACAGAATTAATAGTGAAGAAAAGGCGGACTTCCCAATACCATGACCTGATGCAACTGCAATTTGTATTGCCTTAGCTAATGACTTTCCCTTGCGTAATTCTTCGCCTATTTTCTTGAAAGTCTTCACTTGCCATTCGTCAGGACCATCAAAGTTTTCTAAAGGTGTTCCTTTTTCTCCCCAAGGAAAAGCGAAGTACACGAAACCCAATGGATCATGAGTAAACGAACCCAACGCATCAATCAGTTGTGCCTTGTTGTACTTCATCTGATTTCACCCTTGCTTGTTTCATTCGGTCTGATATATCAATCTCTATCTCTGCATCAAGTTTCACCTTATCGGTAAATAACATATGCCGTTTACCTAAGAGTTCAGCTGCTTTCGTTCTATCTGCTACTGACACATCTAAACCAAATGCATCTTTTTCTTCACCATTCATCACCCTAGATAGATATTGTAGGACTTCATCAGCAGTAGCAATCGTATTTTTACTGCGTTTATCCATCACTTCATCTATATATTGGCGCACCTTTACTTTTCTTAATAACTGACTACCTTTGCTTGATGCAGTTTTTTCACTATATCCAGCCTTAATAGCACTCTGTGTTGCGTTGGTAGTCTTGATATACTCATCTGCAAATATTCGTTCTTTTTCTGTTAAGGTGTTAGCATCTG